TAGTACTGCTCAATAGCGTACTCCTCATACTCATCGTACGTCTTAAAACTTAGAGTTTCCTCCGTAGACGCACGGAATGCTTTCTCGATCATGGACGAATACTTAGTAAAAACGTCCCGAGGATGTTGTGCCAATTCAGAAATGGCTGTTTCACAGTTGGCTTTGCAATCTCCGACTGCATCTGGACCATTACGGACCCAGTTACAGGTTTCGAGTACAACTGAAAGGTCAAGAGGTGCATACACCCGCTCACCGTCCTCCCGGAAATGCCGCTTTAGGTAAGCGACCTCTCCGATAAGACGATGATCGGCCATCTCATCTCCAGACTTCAGTTCGTCAGTGTAAATCATGCCAATTTCTTTATAGGCTTCTGTGATCGTGTTCTGGTTGAACCAAACAGAAACAAGGTCCGTAAAGTTGACAACATTGTCATCACCATACGACACCATGTTCACCTGGGAATTAAAATCTAAACTAACACTTTGCCCGGCTCGCTTTCTACAAATATCATAGACGATTCGCATCGACACTGAGTTGTAAAACGAGTTAAGCGCAGTGGTAATAGGATTACCAGACGGTTGTGAGTGATTCATCATGTAGAACATCCCATCACAGAGATGCATCGAATTGATAACTTCAAGGAAAAGAGTTTGCCTAATGAGAGCATTCTCTTCGCCATCATCGTACCAATCATTGATAACATTCACGAACTCCCACATAATGCAAGAGTTCAATGTGCCATCGAAAGTGGAAAAATCCCCAGCAATGACTTTCTTGCCTTTACGTTGCAAGTAATCACGAGTGGCTTTCCAATCTCCAGAGTACACATTTGTTCCAAGGGATTGTTCATTGTTGATTCTGTTCTCCATGATATGGGCAAGGAACCCAAGGAAATACTGCCTAAAGGCAATTGTATAATCCATAGGTCCATTACCAAACACACGGGTCTTTTCATCAATAACTTTTTGGTGAGGTCGGCGTTCATCCTTCAGAGTGTCAGTCCAGATGCAAGCAGTGCGAATGCCCTGTCTCGCATTATCAATCCGTGATTGCACGGAAAACTTCACAACGTCATCAAACACGTACTCCCCATCTCCCAGCCATGCCGTCTTACCCTTTGAACCTCCAGGTCTATAAAGGACCCAGGGGAACCCAGGGGAAGACGAACGGTTGATAGATGACAAGTATTCAGACTCTTCACTAAGACCTTGCACCGCCTCCTCGAATGTTAAAATCCTTTGGAGATGGCTCTTGGTTCCACTAAAGAGCAGAGGCTTGTAACTCGCGACGGCACGGTCGATTGCTTCCTGCGGAATAAATGGGGTTTCCATGGCGCATTTCTCCAAATTCTTA